GCGCATTATCTGTCGGAGTTTTCTTTGGAAGACTCTCCCTGTGAAAACAGGGTTAGACTCTTAACGAGCCTCAATTCGTAAACCGAATTAAGATAACCTTAGTGGGATGATCCCACCGGTTACCCAAGTCCATCCAGAATTGGACTTGGAGAAGGTTTTCTCGAAACCTGAGTCTCTCAAAAATGTCAGACTAAAGACCAGATAATGGTCTGAGGCCTAATGGCCTGTTATGCATTCAGGGGACAGACTCCCTGCGTGTCACATTTGAAGAAAATGTGATGTCGAATAGACATGATCTGCTCAGAAGTCAGATCTATTTTTATATTAAAATTTATCAGTCCCTATCAAGGGCCTCACTTCTCAAGCGGAAGTGCTCTCTCATTTCGGAGATAGTCATACACTCGTATTCTTCGAGTGTGAGCCGAATCATTTGATCCGGGATAGGGTCTTCTGTCGGACCCTCAGGTTCAGAGTTCTGGACCTCAAGTGAATTTCCCACTTCAGGCTGTTTTCCAATAGCCTTCTCCGACATTATCAATGTCGGTGGTTGAATATCTTCAACAGTAACAGAGCCAAGATCTGTGAACCGGAAGTCATCCGGGTTAATGAGCACTTGGCCCATAGGAAGTTCTTCTTCTTTCGAAGAAGCAGACAAATTTGATCGTCTGACACTATCAATTACGTGTTGGGCACCTTTATAGATGCCCAAAGACTTCAAATAGAAGACTGCGGTAGATAAATATCTACCTGCCCCAGGAACTCTTGGGACTACGATCTGACTTTGATCGTCATGAGCCTTAAAGCTCATTCCATCTGCCTCAAGGGCAAATTTAGATTCTCTTTGTTTAGAATCTCCGAAAGTAATTTCTTTCAAGGTCCCCAAGAAAGAGACCTTACCACCCCTATCCTGGAGGTGGTCACCGGATACCCATGTCCGGTCTCCACGATCATAGCCGTGGCCATCAAGGATTCTACCTTGAGACCTCACCGAACTCGGTGCGGCACTCAATGCAATTTTGAGTGAAGGACCTGAATTTAACAGGTTAGGATGATATCTATCATCCCCGGTGTAAATCCAACCGGTAAAAGCCCTTTTTACGGCTTTGTCTAGTTCAGATATAGAACTGAATTTGGATTTTCCAAATTTAGCTAACCTGGCGTTGCCAGGTACACGTCTTCCTCTTGAAAGACATTTGGCTTTACTCCAGAAAGTACTGGAGTCACGCGCCCACTGGTTAAAGGTGCGTGTCGTCTTGCCGGGAACTCCCCGCAAGAAGTTTTGAAAATTCAAAACTCTCTCGGCCTGTTCCGAGAGTTCCGCGAACGGAACGAAGCCGAACTGGACGGCTTCATTTTTCAATGATGAAAAATCTGGTCCATTAGTATATGGATCACAGGGAATTTCAATTCCCTCACGTGACAACATATCACGTATATAAATGTCATCGAATACGACATTTGACATCTGCTTTTGGATGTTCAAGTCGTTAATCTTATAGCGACTCACTTCGGCTTTGACGATGTTTAACTTGTCCTTAACAAGTGAACCGTGTTTAACACGATTGTTAAGACGCGATAACGAGTCTAAGAGATCATATCGTTCTCTGAAGTCCTTGACCTCAAGGACTTGATAGACATACCCAATAAATGGGTACATCCAATCAGGCATTGTCTGATCAGCAGGTATTCCTGCTCCTCCACAAGATGGCGGGAGATACAATGGCATTCGACATTGTGATATGGATTCATATCCATATGCTCTCGAAAATAAGAGAGAAAAATATGCCAATATGGCAATTCTGAGCTGTTTGTGCTCATAGTAATCAAGTTGATTACTAAGCATTCTCCCTTTTCCGAGAATTGAACTCCTATTATCGGAGTGCTGACGAGACATTGTCGTCAGGAGACGTGATTTAATGACGTCTATATAACGGAACTCCGTTATATCACCATGATAATTCATCATAGTGTGATCTTCACAGAAGATCAGCAGACGCCGGGAAACAGCGTCTTTCCACGAAAATTGCCAACCAAGGGCAATTGCGACTTGTTTAAAAAGTCGGATCTGCTCGACATCTCGTCGAACAGCGGCGACATCGTCGCCACAGATGCAAATTGCATCTCCCGCGAGCCGATCATCTCGCAGATGTCTCGATACGAGACGTGTGTCCCAAAGTGGGACATCATTTCTATAATTATAGAAATATGCTGAAATCTCCTCAACAAGGAGATTCTCTAACGTAAGCGTTAGAAAGCTCATGGGCTCTCCCATGAATGATCCACGACGATTGATGTCGTTTTTTAAGTTTAAATCTTTAAACTGCTTGTCCACGAAGAGGTTGCGTGGACACACTACTAATTCGTAGTACACCCAGAAAGGGTGTGCTCTCGGCAATGACGAGAGGAAGCCATTCCACATGGCTTTAATCACCGAAATGGGGATCAAATCCGTTGCGGATTTATAATCAGTCGATTGACCGATGAAAAGCCCTTTGCTTTTTCGATTCTTGAGATATTTCAAGAATGACCACATTTTGTTGGTGGAACGTAACCCAATGCGGGCACGGCCATCCCTAGCTAGGATGGGTTCAGCCATGAACCTCATGGCTCGGGTCACAATTGTGAACCAAGCTTGGTTTTTACCAAGCGGACGGGTCTTTGCACCCGGTTCCGCTAGACAATTTAGCGTCACCTTCGGAAAATCCGTAGGTTGGTATATAAGATGATGAGGTACACCATCTGAATACCAAAGAGGTATTTTGTAACATCCCACATGCATAAGGATGTCAGGGAGAAATTCTTCCTCTTCGCCCTCTCGGCGAAAGAATCCTTGTTTCAAGGATTGGTTTGTTGCTATGAGAAGCAACACCTTCCCGGTTTCACTGGGAAGCACTTCATCAGACTTAAGAAGTTGTCGAACGAACGCCTCTTTTGCGGTCGTGGAATACTTATTATAAAGTATTGAGATAAGAGAACTCTTGTCTTCTCTCAGAAGGTAAAATCCTTCTGTCCTTGGGAAGAGTTCCTCCCCGTAGGCATCAACAACACGGTTGTTGAGATTCTTATATTTAGAAATAAACTCCGCGAAGCTCAGGGAGTAAGAACTTCCACATTCTGTGAAAGTGACATCGATAATTGGGATGTCTATCTCTGAAATCCATCCAGAGATGTACGAGGCCATTCCCCCGTCCGATTGGCTGTTTTCGTAACAGCCAGACACACTTACCGAAACGTGTGTATGCGTAGGCATAGTTTTAATGCCTAATTTGTCGCCAAGTCTGGCGGCAAACACAGTAACTGTGTCAAGTACTTCCTCTGGTACTTCATATTCCGTAGTAAGAATATTAAACTGCTCAATTAGAGCCTCACCACATTTTTCTTTTGTGGGGGCCGGCAATGCTCGACCGAATGTGCGAATTTGACACATGTTGATTAACTCCTGATCGGAGTATTTCCCCTGTTTCTCTGGGGAACACATCTTCCGGAAATGAAGAAGATGTCCACCGAACCAAGTGAGTTCGGGCCATGTTTGATCATGGTGCCACCCTTTCCAAAAGGGTATGATTGGAGGCTCCCTATTGAGAGCCTTCATATCGCTGGTTGCAA